CAATAACGATAAATACAACGATACGACCAAGTTTAATTTATCGTATGATCTATTATCAAGGTCGCGTCGATACAAGATGATTGAACCGTGTATAAAGAGATACCTGTTGAGTCACATTCGTTCATCGCTAATTTACATAGAGCCGAACAGTTGGGAAACGGCAATATTTCTCCCAACCGCAAAAATGGTGTATAAGAAATAATGGCAGAAAACGATAACACAATTCGAAGATCTGACGGTACAATCGAATTCCTTGGCGTTTCTGAAGAAGTTACGGCAACAGCAAGAACAGCCGCACGACCAGTTTCGGGATATAACATTGAAACATTTAGAAACCAAAACTTCATAAAAAGCGCAAAGTTTTCTATGCAGTTTACTCGTGTACCTGCATTTGCTTACAGCGACATCGTCTCATCTCTAGATTTTAGAAAATTAACTTTTTTGTGCGATTCGGTAGAATTTCCTGGACAAACATTATTAACAACCGACTACAGAATACCAGGACAATTAAAAACTAAAATTGCATATGCTAGAGATTTTAACGAAGTAAATTTCAGTTTCTACATAAATGATGAAGTTCCAATGTACACGATAATGAGTAATTGGATTTATGGTATTTCTTACACCAGCACGCAAAACAGATACTTCGATGAAATTGTTGGTACTATTGAGTTAACTCAATTTGAAGATACCACTCGCTCGTCGGCATCATCACCCGATGCTGTTAGAAATATGACGGTTAGATTGATTGATCTATATCCGCTAAATTTGCAATCTATGCCGTCTAACTGGGGAGATGACGGATACCATAAAGTGAATGTTGGTTTTTGTTTTAAAGATTTGGTGGTTATTTAATTATTAATTGGAGATTATTATGCCTTTACCGAAAATTGATTTACCGATTTATGAATTAAAGTTGGTGTCTATACAAAAACCTGTTAAGTTTAGACCTTTTCTTGTAAAAGAAGAAAAGTTACTTTTAATGGCGCTTCAAGATGGAAAGGAAGAAGGTGTATTAAAAACCATCAAACAAGTCATCAATAACTGTCTGCTAGAAGAGGTTGATATTGACAAATTACCAATTTTTGATATTGAGTATTTGTTCCTGAACATCCGCGCCAGATCAGTAGGCGAAAAGGTTGAGTCTTATTTCGTGTGTAAAAACATTGTTAGCACTAAAACAAATGAAGATGGATCAACTGAAGATGTTGAATGTGGACACATGATGCCAGTTGAAATTAATGTGCTAGAAATCAAACCACCAATTAACGATTTGCAAACTAAAATCAAGTTCAATCAAACGATTGGGATGCAATTAAAGTACCCGACACTAGAAACATACAAATCAATTCAAAACCTAACATTGTCTGAAGATGTTAACGATTTATACAACATGATTTATGACTGCTGTGAATATGTTTTTGATAACGATGAATTGTTTTACACTAGCGAAAATAGCAAAGAAGAATTTATGGGTTTTCTAGAAGGATTAACCCAAGAACAGTTTACACAAATCACCAACTTTTTTGAGTCGTTGCCAACAATTAGCCACGATTTAGTTCATAACTGCCAAAAGTGTAATTTCGAGCATAAATTGCATATGGAGGGTCTCACTGATTTTTTTATCTAACCTTCCGTGGTAAGTCGTTAAAAGACTACTACGGAAACATGTTTACATTAGTTCATCAATACAAATACACATTGACTGAATTAGAAAACATGGTGCCATGGGAACGAGACTTATACATTGGAATGTTGAATAATTGGGTTAAGGAAGAAACTGAGAAAGCAAAAAAACTGAAGTCCGAGCAAGAAGCAAGAATTAACACACTAATTTCGAAGAAAAAACAGGTCAATAGAAGAAGATAATGAGTTTAAAATCAGTCGCATCAAAATTAAACAGTTCTTATAACTCGTTTACTCCTAGCAGATCTATGTCTGTTACTGGAGCATTGGTTGAGAGTTTAAAGTTTAATCTTCGCTTTAGATTTTCTTTGCTTGGAATGGTTGCATCATTAACCAAGTCTGATTCATTGTACAATATTGCTCAGCAAAGATATGTAGACAGAGCCGATGTTAATAGAGTGAAAGAAGAATCTTCGTTTAAGAGTAATGTTGTAAATTCTGTGTCTGCTTTATCTAGACAAATTAGTCTGTTAGAGTCGGTGACTGAAAAAAACTCAGCCATGATTAACATGATTGTTAATGATTTAGGATATTTTAAGCGTCAACGAAAAATTAATTTCCTAACCGACAATACACTCACTCTACAAAACTCTTCTTCCTTTAGAGTTCCTATCAGCAGTAGAACGGTTAAAGGTCAAATTGAACAAATAAACACACAATTACAAGAATTAAAGAAATCTGGGATTGGTAGGGGTGGTTCTTCCTCTGGATCAACAGATAATGGAAAATCTGGATTATTAGCAGATATCGGCAAAGTGGCTGCTGTTGGTGGTGTTGCTGCGTATCTCGCGAGCCAAGTAGCACAAGGCGCGGGTGGAAATAAAACCACTCAACAAATAGTTACTGCTCTGGGTGGACTTATTGGTGCCGCATCGATTCCAGCAACATCAAAAATCATAGAATTTATTGTTAAACAATCAATTCCATTTGTCAGTAAAATTGCAAAAATAGGGTTTGCTGTATCTATTGCACCTAAAGCCGCTGAAGTAGTTGGTGGTTCTTTTAGCAGAATGGGTGATCGTTTTTCAGGGAAATCTGTTGTAGAACGCAATTATCAACCCAATCCATACGCCCCTGGTTCCCCCGAGTATATGGTTTATGAGGGCGAAATGGCTGCGCAGAAAACACTAGATGATGCTAAAAGCACATCATTGCAAATGTTTGATATTGCGGTCGCAGGTATCACAACATATTATGGCGCTAAAGTTTTATCTAAATTTCCTATAGGAAAAGCATTACAAGCATATAGATCTAGAGAAATGAGAAAAAAGTTGGCTGGTCGCGAATCGTTTAAGACCAGAATGGATAGGTATAAGGAGTATAATGCAAAGGTAGAAAGATATGATCAAATGAGAGAAAGGTTACAGACAACACGCCCAACGACAACTGCTTCTAGAAGATTAACAAACCTTCTTTCACAGCGAAGCAGACCTCGAGGTATAGGAGGAATGTCACCTAGAGATGAAAGAAGAATGCGAGCAGAAACTAGAATCGCTGGAAGGGCTGCTCCTAGTATGGCACAAAGAAGCACTAGAGCAGTAAGAAGAGTATTAGGTGGGGGTGTATCTTCTAAAGGCTCTGCCGTAATAACCAAGATGATGAATGCTATAAGAAGTAATTCATTGCTCAGAAAAATTCCTATTGCCGCTGTTCCTTACATTGTATTCGAGTTAGGCTTAATGTCATCTGCTCAAGAAGATCTTGATAATGATAGAATAGATTACGCAGAGTATAAAGAAAGCGTGACTGGATCGCTGACGAGATTAGTGAACACAGTCGGGGTCGGTGCTATGGGCGCCATCGCTGGTGCTACAGCAGGTACATTTGTTGCAGGACCACTTGGAACATTTGGTGGTGCATTGGTTGGATTTGGTGGTAGTTTATTGGCTTCTGCGTTATTATCAGATTCTGGTGGTGATTCTTGGGTTGCTGAAAAACTTTTTGGTGTGCTTTTCGAAGATAAAATGTTAGAAGCAAGGATGCCTACGGCTGGTGCAGCTGGTGCAGTTGGTGCAGATATAGGGTCAGAATCACCTAAAGGCGCATCCAGTGTAACTTCTGGTGGCGCAGGAGCAGGATCATCATCTGCGGTTAAATCTGTAAGAAATAATAATCCTGGAAATTTAAGATTCGCTAATCAGCGCGGATCAACAGGCAAAGACGCAACTGGATTTGCTATTTTTCCGACGCCAGAGGCTGGGATGATTGCATTAGAAAAGCAAATCAGACTAGACATGGGAAGAGGTGACACATTACAAAAATTTATCAATGATTACGCGCCTGCAGCAGATAAAAACAATCCGCGTAAATACATACAGTTTGTTTCAGAACAAACAGGTATACAACCTGGCGAACAAATACCAGAATCAAAAATACCATTATTGATGGCGGCTATAGTTCAAATGGAAGGCGGTGATAGTGCATCAAGTTATTTCGCTGGCGCATTAAATGGTGTTGCAGTTGGTACCATGGGCGGCACAGGAACTGCTTTGGCGTCAATCGGTAATCAAACAGCAGACCAAGCAATGTTGAAATACTTTATCTCACTTGGCGCTGGTTCTACAGTCCAAATGATGCCATCGGCTGAGAATAAATCCACAGCTCAAGCAGCTGCCACCTCAACTACAGCAGAAAGTAAAGCAGACGCAGCATTGGTTGCTGTCAAAGGAACTCTGCAAGAAGTTACTCGTCTTGCTCAAGAAGTTAAAGTTCTACAACAAAAGAACGATTTGGATGCTTCATTCCCACAAGTTAGACCTGCATAAAAAAGGGGAGCATCAGCTCCCCCGAAAACACTCAATGGTTTTCTGATTCTATTACTCAGCAGCCAACTTCTCAAAGAACGCCATATCGTCATCATCGACGCTGACGCTTTCAGCAGTGACCTTCTTAGCAGGAGCGGAACGAACAACAGGAGCAGCAGCCTCCTCATCATCAATCCGAGGAGCAGTTGCACCAGCAACGCCGCCAGCACCTAGAACCTTGTTCAACTTTGCCTTCAGTTCGTCATAGGTCTTGAAGTTTTCAGGCTTCAAGAAATCCTTGAGCGAGTGAGCAGACTTCCAGACCTTTTCAATCTGGGCATCATCACCAGCGAACAATGGAGCAGCAGCCTCGAACTCTGACTTATCGTAGTTGCGATAGCCTTCGACCTGACGAATCTTGACCTTGAAGTTCGCACCCTTCCAGAAGTCAAACGGATTCAGCGGCGTCTCATCAGCAAACTGAGGCTCAAGTTTTTCCTTGATCTTATCAAAGATCTTCTTACCAAACTTATAGAGGAAAACCTTACCTTCGTTCTGCGGTCGCTTGGCGTCAGAGATGACAAGCACATTTGCGATGTATGTCAACTTGCGCTTCTGCTTACGAGCGATTTCCTTGTTTGCTTCGATGCCAGAGTTCCAAAGAACAGTGTTGTACTCAGAAACTGGATCGTTCTTGCCCATAGTAGTGAGAGAGTTCTCAATGTACCAACCACCTGGACCTTGGAAACCATGGGACCAGATTTGTACCCAAGGCAAACCATCTTCACCGTCAACTGCTGGTGTATCGAGGAAGCGGATAACTGCGTATCCGT